TGAGAGAATTGTGAGATAACCAAAAGAAACAAACCATGAGGTTGACCAGTTCAATGGTGGAACCCAAAGAAATGATGCAAGGCAAGATCGGGAATCTCGCACTGATGCTTCTTCCATAATCGGTTTTGTACAAGCTGAACGCCATTAGTCTTCCTTGCCTGCTGTTCGAATCGGGGTTGAATAATGGTTGTTTTGGCCCCACTTTGAACATGAGAGCGACTGCATAAGGTTTGTCCCTTGGATCGAATTCATAGGACGTAATGCTCGTCTCACATGCTTTCAATCTGGCCAAGTCCACTGATGTCTCATCGATTGAAACCAGGTTTATGAACCTCCTCAGTATAACATCAAGAGGCTCACCCAAATCGGCCAATCTTTTCTCAGTCAAGAATTGCACTTCAAACCATGATCCTTCTATGAAATGATTTAAGCTGTCAAGTATGGTCGAGACAGGGTATTCGGACAAAGGCCCATCATAAAATTCACCAGTCAGACTGTCACCCGCCAACAATGATTCAAACCACCTATTATTCTGAAGTTCCTCTTCAACCATGTCACCGGCTCCTTCTTCTTTCTCATAAAGTGACAAGAATTGTTTAAAGTTCGGGGCAAAAATAGCAGCATGCTCAAATTCATCTATGCCGGTGGGCCTGTTGATCCCCAGAGGCACCTCAAATTTGTGCAAAGGGTCAACAGTCAGAAGATGGGGGACTCCATTCTGAGTGAAGGGTCTGAAGAAAATCACATTAGTTGTGAGATCAACCCAGAAATAATATTTTGACGGTACAGTGAGATGTTCTCTGCCCTGCCCATAGAACTTTATAAAATCCATGATCAGAAGTCTTTGGTCGAGAATATGACTCCTTGCCAGTGATTTTAGTGTTTTGACTATTGTCGCCTTTCTGGAGATGGATATTCCAGCTGATTTATACTCACTGACCAATTTATTCCAGTCAATGACTTGATCAGATTTTGTAAACCGTATAGTGGAAACACCTGTCATGACTTTTTTGATGAGGTCTTCCAACTCAAGAGGGGTTATGTCTCCTTCAGACAAGTTCCTCCACTCATATGTTGTTGTGTCAATCAAATGACCGAAGAACCACAAGCCACTTAATTCCAATGTGCTCCTATTCTCCAATATGAAATTTCTGAACTCTTCTGTCGCCCAAAATCCTTTCTTGGGCAGTCCGATGTCCTTGTCACCTCTTCCGACCATCTGCCAACAATGAGCCAACGGCTTGCCTTTCAATATCATTGAATTCGAAGCAATTGCAAAATTTAGATTGGTGGGATCATAGACGATGGACCCGTAATTGTCATGAGCTGCTCTTCTGACGGCAAGATATTGGCTAGGATCAGGGACTCGAAGTGTTTTGGCCAACAAAGCCAATGAGGTGTCTGCAAATCGATTGTAAACATAAACATGTCTTATAGCACTGTGATTTATTGCCAACTCAGCCAAAGGGCAACCTGCAATGGAAGTGCCGGACAATCGCTCTAAGTCAACAGACCTGTGTGAGATGTAAGCACCGATATCTTTACTTCTCAGATACCCTCTCAAACCGGACTCGGAAGCTCTTTCTATGCGCGCTCTGGCTGACCTATTGAATCGGCCGTCAACTGTGCAATAGAGGCCATAGGATGTGGGATCTTTGACACACATGCTCTCGTGTTTAAGTGGGTCGTCATTGCAACTTACGACTGTGAATGTGCCAACAGTTGACTCTGTTAGTTCATTTATCAACTCATTCCTGGCGGACTTGACACTGATTAAGGGTGATCTGGCCGCTGCAGAAAGATGCTCGTCATCCAAATCAGATTCAGTCATGCTGTCCTGAAATTTCAATGTGGAGCCAGTGACAGTCACACTGCTTAAACTGCGATCAAGTTCCTTATCAAGTGATCTGTTATTGGTATGGCGTATCACGATCGGAAGCTTCATTTCACAGACCTTCCCATGGACATCCATGACAACTCGTGCCCTGAGCGGGTGGGAGATCACTGTCATGGCTGTCACTGATATTTCGTCACCTTCCAAAGCACCACCAAGCAAACTACTCAATGGCTGGTCTCCATGGACTCGCTCAAGATCTCTTGCCCTGAATCTTCTTTTTATCAGTTTCAAATCGTCTGATGTGGCAGTGAAATCAAATTGAATCTTGTCTGACTCGACCACGAACAAAGGTGTCGGCCTGTCGTCTATCAGCTGATGGATCGACTGGTCTTTGTCAGGGTCGTAAGATATCATAATGAATGTGCCTTTGCTCAACCTGATCTTCTCTGAGTCGTTTGCCAATGACAGAAGGCAACTCTCAACCAAGCTGTCAGTCTTGACCGCCCCTGTGAGCGACAGGACGGCGATTCTGAGCCGGTCAAAAGGTCCAAATCCTCTTTCAATGACTGTGCCAGAATTAGACTGGGGACTAAGCTGAACTGAAGCCATGTTCAAGCAATGCTTGAGGAGATTCTGAACATGTCTCGCCGAACTGTAACTCATACTCTTGAGTTTGAGGAAAGTGAAAACATTAGGCCCAATCAGCTGATCGGGTCCTTTCTGGCCCAGCTTCTGCATGCTGACGCGCAAGTATCCGGATTCGTCCCGTGACACGAAATCCTCATTGACATCAAAGGTCACATCTGCAAAGCTCTCCCAACTTTTGAATAGATAATGTATGGGTGATCGTACTTTCCCTATCTGACTCATAGTTTCGTAAGAATTTTTATAACTCTTTAGCTGATCAATTGTGTAAGCTGAAAAGAATCTACTGAATGTGTTTATGTCTTCTGTTATTCTGTTCCATTTGGGTCTTAGTCGCAAGTCATTGGATCCAGGCTGACCCAACTCGGCAGCATCCAGGATGTCCCCGAAGTCCGACTGAAAAGAAATGGCACCTCGTCCTGAGTGTTCCCAAATGACCCCGTAGATCTTGGACCCAGCATGATGGACTGCTTTCACTTTGAGAATATCATGCAACATATCAATCATGTCTTCTTCACTGCTGACTACTATCTCTTGTGCATATTGGTTGATTGGCGAATCTCTGGCAACCATTGACGAGTCTGAAAGAGACATCAGTCCAGCCTCTTTTGGATTAATACTACATCTGTAACGCTTCTCATTCCTGAGTTTAAGTAGGCTGTGGAGTGAAGCATCTCTTGATTCAACAAAAACTCCTGAATTGTCTTTAAGTATCCGTTTGTATTCATTCACAATGAACCTTGAAAGTAAGTCTCCTCGTTTCGTGAGTGTATTCATTAGGCCCTTATTAGTTTCTTTAAAATCCTCTCTGTTTTTTGAGATGACTTTGTCGTGATGAATGTACACAGGGTGAGATATCTCAGCCAACACTGTTTTCTTGTCACCCAGCCATCGCACAAAATCATCTATCCTGAGCCCGTATTTACTAATGAGCGCGATGGAGGCTGCTTTTAATGCACCATAATGTATTGTGACACCAGAATCTGTCATCTTGTGATATCGGAGTAGGTAACCCACTCCGAGTGAATAACAGACCTCAGATTCAATGAAATTGTTGGACAGATTGAAGACTGAGCATGCTTTAGAGATGATGGACAAGTGATTGTCCACCCAATTATCATGTACCACCCCTGACAGTAGAGAGACTGACTGTCTCAGAGGGGGGTCATAGATTGTTCCAGAGACATTGTAAATTGAGACCATCTCAGACACTTTGAAGTCATGTCCAGGCCATAGCGGACTTGGAGTCCATGAGACAGAGGATTTGGTGTCAGATTGAGCAAGACTGCAACATCTCACTGATGTGTCATTGATGTTTATTATGAGCTCAACCTCAGACTGAGTGAACGCAACTTCAGGCTGGACTGCGACATTTTTGTCATCACTGTGGACAAGGGCAGTGAAAGAACGACATTTTCCATGCAAAGCTCGCCTAATGCAAAATTCTGTGAACTCTGTGCCTATTGCATGCACAAATGTGGAAGCAAAATGGAATATACCTTGTGGCCAGCCATGATCCATCTTCAGGCAGATGAACAGCTGATCATCACCTCTTCTGACATTGAGCTTCTTTTTCGACCGCTTGTCTCTCTTTTCACACTTGTCCAAATTGAATTTGTTCAAAATCATGTCACTCAGGCCGTAAAAAGCATGGCCTGGTTCAGGGTCAACTCTTTCATCGAACAATAGCCTAATGTCCTTGGTGGCATTCATACATCGCAATAACCAACTAGCCAATTCCTCACTGATGTGTCTCCCTCTGTAAAGGAAGACTATGACATCTTCAAACTTAGATCTCACGTCTTGGGGTGACCATTTTTTCATGTCATCATTGATAAAAACAGTGTTCATGTCAAATTGAGCTTTGGCGATGGCCTGCACTTTCTTTAAAGAAGACTTCGAAACTAGCTCATTCGGGAGTCTATCAGAGAGTATTCTGAATAGTCTTTGTATCGAGAAGTGACATGCTTTGGTGAAAAAGTCTTGGACAACGATCTCCCTGTCAGCTGAATCATTTTGAGCTTTCTTAGTTATCGTAGCAAAAGGACCTCGACGTTCCACCTCTTTCACGCAGCTGACCAAAAAGGATGGCAAAAACTCATCATCCTTAACGTCAGGGCACGACGATTTGAAGTTACGAACCATCCTGTGTACTATCAAAGTGTTTTTCATCTTTCTACCATCTTGAGTGAAGCCATTCGTGTTTTTGATAAAAAACTCCGTGAAATTCTCTGACAAGTCATTCATGAATTCTCTGTCGGACACACCTAGACTCGCTTTGGACCTAAGCTGGTCCATGCAGATCGCAAAGACGTCTTTGTTGACATGTTTCTTCTCAACAAAAGTGTCAGAATAGACACCTGGGTGAACTTGTTCTATTCTCATTTGCAAATTCTGATTAATGTCTCTGTAAAACTGGTTCAGATCATGACGAGTGCTTGTCGTTTCTTTCCTTGGCAGGGTGTATATGTTGTTGATGTTCAGTTGGTCGAATGGATCTTTAGGTTCACGCAGTATGGTATCGGGTTTTTTGGATGTCAGGTTGCTTTTGATGACTTCGATTGTAAGATCCATGGTCAAAACATCAACATATCTTTTGGGCAAGCCAGACAGATATTTTTTGAAGAGATTGGGAATCTTGGACCAAGTGCTATGAGCGATGACATTGAAAAACTTAAACAATGACAGAGTTTTCTTAGTGCAGGAACTGCCCCAGAATAACGACCAATACAGAGTGGAAAACCTGTCCTTGTTCGGTCTTTGATACCTGACCATCCCCAAATTGTCATACAATCTTGATCTAAAATAAAGATCGTCCATAGTCCACAGGTAATGCCGGGTGATTAGCATGCTCAAACCGGTCCCTTCCAACTCAATGGAGTGTTCTGGATTAAAAAAAACTAGAGACTTGGACTTGGTGGTCTCCACTATGAAATAGAACCTGACGCCTCTCCTTATAAGCCGGGAACGGGCCGGCTTCGCTTTTCCGAGCATATAACCAAATTTCAGAAAATTGTTGGAATTGACTGTGAACCAGCCTTTGGGAACTCTGACATTGGCAAAGTCATGTATCAGATGATCGATGAGGTTAGAGAATTGCTGGATCTCAGGCCATGCATCCACCATCAGTTTTTCCTCCAGACCCTCTTCACAGTCTATAGATTGGACATCCGTAGTTATACCAAACATGGGCATTTTGTCCACCTTGTGTTGACCCATTGCTGCTGACAGTTCTGCCTTCAGCAAGCAAGCTGTTGATCCATCAATAGTTGAAGAGTATTCAACATCTAGATTGCTTTGTTCGAAGTTGAAGTTCATCGTGTTAACACCTGATTTGAAAGTCCTTTGATTATTTTGCTTCAGCCTTTCAATTAGAGCAGCCTCTTGTTTGCGTTTTGGGTCTATTTTGAACTCACGATTGATGGCGTCTGGAAACGCTAATCTCACAAGGTCTTCGTCTTTGAACCCTGTGGGACGGACACATAAACCGATTGGAAAATATTCATCTTTCTTAAGTCTTTTGCTTGAAATTTCGATGAGGCGAGGCTCTGAGAAACGTGTGTAGCTATCTTTCCCTTTTCTGTAATAAACAGCTATATGTTGCTCCAGTGACTTCTGAGCCGCCTTGTCAATCAATTCTTTCAAGTTAAGGGACTCAATGTAAAGTGTCATTTCGTCAGAATGCGTCATCATCATTCTGCAAGGTGTTTCCGAGGCTGCAATGACAGAGTCGGAATAGTCTAGGAACTTCTCTTCAGAGATCGGATGGTAATTGGTTGGGTGGTCCATCAAGGCCTCAGTGTCGGATTCCAGTAGCCCCAGCTTGTAGACAATGGGCCCCTCAACCGGAGTTAATGTGGGGACGATCTTTTCATCGAAATTTTTGACTGGCCAAGTCTGAGCGGCTGGACGGTTTGACTGACATGGTTGCAGATAAATATTTCTATTCTCGTCAAAGTAGACATTTGACCTACCAGCATATGACTCCCAACTTTTTGAGACGGGCCGTTCAGAGCTGAACCTCTTGACCAGTTCCAAAAGTTGCTTCACTGTGAAGAAAGTGACAAGACCAGGATATTTCATGGAGAACTCCCGGTCACAAGTGATACATAGAAATTGTCTCCCGAAATCATCGATGAGAGAATTGAAGATCTTGTCGTCCTGGGAATCGCCAGGTGACACGCCGTGGGTGACAGTGAAATTTGACCTCCTAAGCAAAGCCAGAGTTGAGGCCTGAATATCAGAGTTGAGTCTGGCTCTTAACTCCTGCATAACAAACTTGGGCAGAACAAATTTGAAATCAAGCCCTTTGCCTGCTAGATTGACTGAGG